CACCCAGGCCTACTTTGTAGCCCATTTCATAAGCTGCGTAGATAAATAAGCCCATAAACAGGCAAACCATACCCACCACTATTAGATCTAAACTGTTCATCTTTCGCCCTTTGTTAAGGCCGATAAGCTACTTATCCGAGTAGCCCTCTCGGCGTGTGTAGTTAAAGTATGAACCTAGCTACTGACAAAAGGCAACGCGACACGCCCTACTTACTAAGCCTGTCCTCTAGCAACAGCTCATAAATCTTATCTACTCGTATCTCTATACGCTCGACTCGCCCCACTAAGTTATGCCCGCCGTTGCCGTCAGGCTTTAGCTCAGATAGGTAGTACTTAACAAGGTGGCGCACAAGCCCAGCCATAAGCCCTGAAAGCGTAGCAATCCCCAACGCTACGGCTATGTATGCCTGGGCCTGTGACACTTACTTAGCGCCTATCCCGAGTTGCTTTTCATTAGGTGCTATAGCTTTAAGTACTGGCCCAATTAGCCCAGCTAAAAAAGCATTAGCTAGTACTTTAGGGTCTGTTATGCCTGATAGATACAGCGCACCCACGCACGATAGAGCTGCACGTAGGTAGGACAAGGCCGCAGCCTTTAGTTGCTCTTGCATTGTATTGCTCCTAAATGCCCTTTAGTTGACCTGTTTCAGTATATAAACCGTGTTGGTGCCTGATGCCACAATGCCGTAAAGGCCCTCATTATCGCCTACGGGTAGCTCCATTTTATCGTCAGTATCTAACTTAAAACCGTTGGCTGTAGTCACGTTGCTATCGCCTATGTACATCGCACCGCCTGAGTTATGAAGCCAAACGGTTTGATCCATAATATTTGCAGCTACCAATAATGTAGCTGTAGTACCTACGCTTACCTGTGCGCTAGTTGGCATTTTCTAATCCTAACTTAGTAATTAAAACCCTGACCTTTTCAGGGCTTAAAGCTATCTCAAAGTGCATTTCATCTTTTCTAGTCCAATCCCCGCCCCAGGTTAGCCCGTACTTTTTAGCCAGGGCACGGATCATTGGCACCTTAGATGCATCAAACGTGCCTACCTTGCCTAAAGGGTGTTTAGTTGCGTTAAGGTCTATAGCTGTACCGCTAGCGTGGTTACTGAGTTTACCTACCACACCTCTTACGTCTCTGTAGGCGTAGCCCCAATCGTCAAACGTGCCGCCCTCTATTGGCTCTATTAACTCGTTAAACTCTTTAGCAAAGTTAATAAGTAACGGTGCTACCTTCTCGGCGCAGCGGATTTTTAGGCTTGTTCCCGCAACCTTAAAAGGCTTTACGCCTATCTCAGCCTGCTCCTTAGATGCAGGCCACCCGTTGTAGCTAGTCTGCAAGGGCTGCGATTTCATCGGCAGTTAGTCCGAGCTTGGTATAAACGGCCAGGCGCGCTGCCGCTTTGTCAGCTGCGGCTTTGTCATCGGCTGCCTTTTGATCCGCATAAGCCTGAGCATCGGCCTCACGCTGAGCCAATTCAGCAGCAGTTAGCTCACGCTCTACTACCTCGCCTGTGGTGCAATTGATTTCTAGTGCAGTTGTCATTGTGTCTCCTATGTTTTCGATATGCCGTAGAGGTAAAAGGTTGAGTAAGTAGCAAAGTTTGCGCCACCTTCGATAAACAATGCAATAGCAGTTATAGCTGCTGTATTGCTCCATAAGCCAGCCAATAGCGTCGTAGTTGCTGCTGTTGCATTATTTTCCATTACGCCATCAACGCTTACTGATTTGTAATTGGCACTTGCATAATTTGGGATATAGATTTCTTGATTGGAAAAAGTATTTGAAGTTTGTGCTGCTGCATTTGTAACGCCTAAACCTAGATAACCAGAAGTCGTGTAAGTATTTGAACTTGCAGCACTTCCCGAGCCTTCAAGACGCCTAGCGGTATATCCAGAGCTTGAACTATTAAATTGAAGATTAAGGTCAGGAGTTGTACCCGTTGCACCTCGCGCACTAACTTTAAGTAATAAATCCGTGTAAGTAGCAGGGATGCTGCTAAAAGTAATTGAAGATACTGCTGTGCTTACAGTATTAGATGCAATTAAAGTATATGTATTAGGCATTATGCAGCCGCGATTCCATAGAGTGTAAAGGTTGAGCCGATAGAAAAGTTACCAGATGCCATAGAAACTAACACAGTAGTAATTGCAGCAGGTGTCGCTCTCCAAAGACCTACTATTGCATCTGTGCCAATAGCACTGTTATTTGACCTAACCAGCGTAGTTTTATAGGTAGTGGCATTAGAATAATTTTGGATGCTCACAATGTCGTTCGTAGGCAATGTAGTTGAAGTATATCCATTACGAGTTATTCTAAGATTTGTTTGAGAAGTTAATCGGTCAGAAATTGCGGATGTACCATTTCCTGACAGAGTAGTTACACTATAATTAGTTGCTGTATCACCATTAAATCTAAGAAATATATCATCTGCACTTGTTGAGGACACTACCGCACATACTAAAACTAAATCCGTATAAGCCCCTGAGATGCTAGAAAAGGTAACAGAGGCAGTAGCAGAGCCTAGAGTGGTAGTTGCTAAGGGAGTGTATGTTGATCCAGCAGCCATTGTTATGCTCCCTTAATTCCGTATAGGGCAAAAGATGAGTATTGAGAAAAGTTTGCGCTGCCCGCTTGTGCTTTAATTGTAATCGTGCTAACAGCCGCGGTATTCATCCATAAACCGCTATTCAATACGATTTCACCTGATCCGTTGTTATCCACGCCACCAAGACTTCTAGTGGTTGTGTACTTGTTTGTATTGGCATAATCTAAAATGTCTAAAATCGCTGCACCAAATACAGAAGCTGTAGCAGATGAACCAGCAACACGAGAAATGTCAATAGATGTTTGACTTGAATAACCCCCTGCTGCTGCGCTTGCACCTGAACCACTCAAAAGGTGTAATGCGTAATTAGATCCTGTGTCAGAATTAAATTGTAGAGAAGCATAATCTCCAACTACTGCTCGTGTATCTCTGAATAACATACGAACTTGCAGATGTTGATAAGTGGAAGGAATACTGCTAAAAGTAATGGCAGAAGATCCACCTGAGCCCACAGTTACAGTAGCAATAGACTCATAAGCGGTAGTAGATGCTGCTACACCGCTATCAAGAATAGATACTATTGAGTTAAGCAACCGCGCCCACCACGTACCAGGTATCTGTGGCAACCTTGATGCAGGCTGCCGACTTATATTGTGCCACAGTAGGAGATGCCGCTACTGCTCCAGCGCTTAACACCGTAGTAGTACCTGAGGTAACCGCGCTAATAGTGACTAGGCCTACACCTTTGTTGAGTACCGTGATAACCGTACCTACGGCAAAAGCCACGGATGCGTTAGTAGGGATGTTAAAAGCCACGGCTGTGGCCTTGTTCATTGAAATAAGCTGCTGATATTGGTCAGCTATAACAGCCGTGTAGTCCACGGTCTTGTCAGCTGTGACATCAAAAGCCACCAGCGTGTTCATAGCTGCGGCAGTTAGCACCTCGCCAGTAACAAACGGGAACTCTGTGGCCATTTTATTGCTCCTTAATAACTTAATACGCCGCTGTCAAGCAGGCCGTATATTGCTGAGTCTAATATAAAGCCGTCAATAATTGGCTCTAAAGTGGTTAGTGTTGTTTTCCAGCTGTTAGGCGTAATGCTCATAGCTACGCCAAACACCTGCAAAGTCTTAGTTAGCGTTGATCCGCCAGGCTGGTTAGTTGTGATAGTTACAGGGTCAAAATAGTCAAGCTCTAGCGCTGCAATAATACCTAAGTTGTAGTTATCGGTATAAAGGTCTAGTTGAATAGCATCGCAGCGGATACTAGTCTCAGCCCTGGATGCCACGTATGCCTGTGCGTAATCCAAGGCCACGGCATCGGTTTGCATTAGTAGGTTTTGTTGGTTATAGCTATGCACAAAATACTTATCTATGCTCGGCTGGTTTATGGCCGTTTGGGTTGTGCCGCCTGTACGGGTAACGCTGGCTGAGTTGTAAACAAGGGTATCGTCAAGGCGCCACACCGCATTAAAGTAGCTAATATCTGTGCCGTTATCGTTAAATACTGTAGGCGTAGCTCCTGTACTGCCAGCTGTTACTGCACGATCTTGAAAGACAAACGAGCCAGCCGCATCTACATACAAGGCCCCGTACTCGCTAATCTCTACCGTTTGCATAGCTGCAAGGCTTGTGCGGGCTGTGCCTGGGTCTGCCTGCATTGTGGTTAAACCTGCATCCACATCACGCATAGTAGCTGGCCAGCCAATAGCATCTAACAAGGCGTTTATTCTTGCACCGCTAAGCTGCCCCGCTGAGGTGCCTGCTACGGTACTGATCTGTGCGTTTTGTGCGAGTCTAAAAGCATCTACCGCTTGGATAGTGGTATAAACCACATCGTTAGCATTTTTAGGTGTAGTAGTCGTATAGCTAGTAATAAAACCTGAAAAGACAGGGTAAGTAGTTGCACCGTATGTAGCCGTAATCTGCACTTTACGCATAGGCGTAAGTAAGTTGTAATACGGACTAGCTGGGTTTTGTGGATTAAAATCACCGTTTTGGTCAACGATACGCAGAGATAGAGTGCCAGTTTGGAATTGGTCAGCCTGAGCGTTACGGCCTCTAATAGTTTGGATATTATCTACTACGTTTGATACGTCCACGATAACGCTGGCGCTATCTGCTAATACGTTTGTGTCTAATATGCCAGTATCTAAAATCATAGCCTGAGCAAAGCTAGGGCCAGTACTAAAGTTAATAACAGCGTTTACTACTGGCACGGTCATACTGCTATGGCCCCTGCGTAGGTAGTCAGGTAGCCGCGCCGTGCTATCTCATTGAGCGCGTTTTGCACGGCATCTACGATTATATTTTCATCGCCTATTACCCCAGCGGTTACGTTAATTACATTATTAGTGTAGTTACGATCTCTATTTTGGTTAGGGTTAAAGTCCACGCCTGCTACGGGTGCATTAAGGCTGTCAGGCATATCGCCACCTACGCCCAATACGTTAAGGTCATAGTTACGGTCTTTGTTTTGGTTTGGGTTAAAGGTAATGCCAGCATTGGACGTAGCTGCACCTAACGTAGTTACGCCTGGGATAGTCAGCGTAGGAAACTTAAACTTAGCTAGTAGGTCTAGGGCAGCTTGTAGGTTAGCCAGGTTAATTAGATCGGTTGACTTCATACCCGCTAAAACTCTGTTTATGTCTAGCAGCTTGGCATCTTGGCGCTGTAAGGCGCCTAGTATCTTTAAGTCCTCGTTTAGCTTGGCCGTAGCCTTTACTATGGCTGCATCATCTTTTGATGCTATGGCATCCTCTAACGCGGCTATATCTTGCTTAACCTTTAAGCGCTGTACATCGTTGGCTATAGCTAATATCTGTGCGCCACTAGTGGCCTTACCTAACGCCTCAGCCTGACCTATAAGCGCTGCGTTAAGCTGAATAGCATCCATATTAAAGACATCGTTACCCTTAGCTAAAGCTAAATTAGCCTTATCAAGAATTGCCTGAGACTTTTTAGCTGCAAGGATTTTAGCTTGAGCTGCAGCCTGCTCTTTAGTAAGGGCTGTTATTTTCTTTTGAGTACTTAAATATGAGCCTGATTGAATTGGGTTTTTTTGAGCGCCAACCTCTGCTGCTCGTCTAGCTTGTGCCCCAGCTTGATTAAGTAAAGTTATGTAGCTACCTAGAATTGGAATAGCTTGAACTACGCTAGCGCCTGTTAATCCTGATAGCCCAGGTATCTTTTTTAAGGCTCCTGCCATAA